GTCATTCCTGCTGATGTCGTAAACTTTCACGGTGTAAAACTATTCGAAGACTTACGTGCTGAAGCTAAGATGGGCTACGCTCAGATGGCAGCAGATGGACGTATGGGTGGAGAACCCATGATGGATGAAGATATGGACATCGAAATAACTATAGAAGATCTAGATGTTATGGATGATGAAGAGCCTGTAGCTATGGCTAGAGGTGGTACATCTATGGCTCAATATGCGCCTTTAGTTAAAAAAGCAAATAGTATAGCTGCTCATAAAGCTTTTATGAAAAGAAATAATCAAAGAAGACAACAGAAAAAACAAAGAGCCGCAGCAGCCTCTGCAGCAAAAGCAGCCCCGACTAATGTAGCATCAGTTAATCCTAATGCTGGACCTACGATAGCACAACAGATAAACTTTGGAGGTAAAGGAGGTTTTGACTTTAGAGACAAACGAAATCCTGTACAAAAGGCACTGGGTATAGGTGAAAGTGCTACTGAAGCAGAAGTAAGAAAGCAAGCTGAACGAGCGCAAATTCGAAGAGATCGAGAAGCTAGAGTTGAAGAAATTAGGCAAAGAAGGCTTGAAAAAGAAGAACAAGCAGACTTAGGAAATACCGCATCTGGATCAACAGGTTCTGACCCTTTAAGAACACCAGCAGGAGCCAGTCAGAGTGGCGGTAGTATGCCTAATATGCAAGGGACAAATATGCTTGATCCAGAAGGCAACCGTAATCAACAAGCGCTGAGTAACCTTTATGATGCTACGCTAGGAAGATTTTTTGATGAAGGTGGTCTTGTAAATCCAGAACCGTTCTACTCTCAGAAGGGTGGCTTTGATCTGTCTAGTGTAAACACTGTTGTAGTTGAATACATGAATGACGAGGGCCATAGAATATTTATAACCTTTGTAGACGGTGTACCTCAGATGGAAATACCTGAAGGTTACTACCCAGCAGGTGATGCAGTTTCCATAGACGATGTTGTTAACTACACTATACCTACTATGGACGGTATATCTTCTGAGCCTGTACAGTCATCATCTAGTAAAAGAGATAAACCTTCTACACCAGCGCCTACACCTATAAACTATAAAGAGTTATCTTTAGAAGAACTAAAAGCTATGATTGCTGATCAGAGAACTATGGGAAGCAAAATATTTGCTGGGTTAAGTCCTATTACTAAACTAATAATGTGGGATAAAACAAGAAGAACAAAAGCTGAAATAGAAAGAAGAATAGCTGATCCTGCTACTTCTGAAGTAGATAAGATGAGGCTAAATAGTTTATTAGAGTTGATAAATAGAGAAGAGCCTGGTTTAGTTAAAACTTTATTAGACAAAGTTCAGGGTAAAGAGTTTGAGAGAATTGTATCTCAGATACCTACGCCAGTCAGACCTGATGTAGATTATAGTGATCCTACGCTAGCGCCAAATCAGAACATAGCACAACCTTACACACCTGATCCACAAGAGTCTAGTCAAATGCAGCTAACAGGTTTTGAAGGTATGGGGCCATCACCAGATGAAGGACAACCTATAACAACTCCAGGTGTAGATGCCGAGATTCCAGGTGTACCAGGTGTACCTTTAACTAGAGCGCAAATAGAAGCTGCCAAACAAATATCTAAAGAAGCTGCAGCTAATGCGTTTTCTAGACCAGCAGAAGAACCTGAACCGCAACCTGCACCACAAACTCAAGTACAGCAAATGCGTACTACTCAACAAGACAACAAAGAAAAGAAAAAACAAACAGCCAGGGATAGATCAAAAGCTTTTTCTCTAGCTTCAAAAAAGACTGGCGACAGTATAGCAAAAATTGGTAGAACAGTTGCACCTTCCAATGAAAGAACAAACATTGACTATGGCGATCCAAGAAGAGGCATGATGAGTAAAGGAGGCATGGTCAAAAAGAAGAAAAGTAAAAAGAAAAAATCCAAATAACTATAAGGCCACTCGGCTTCGGCTGACCCCAACATAAGGAGAAAACAAATGGCTACAAACGAAGAGGCTAAACCTCATCCTATGGTAAAACCAGAAATCCCAAGAGTATTAATGGGCAGAGGTGGATACCTAAGTAACGAAGAGCGCATCAAGAAGGATGAAGCTGAACTAGAGGAAATGAAAAAAGAAGCTAGATCAGCAGCAGGGATACCAGAGCCAGATGAAAGTGAAACCACTGAAGATAAACCCAGTAGCGAAGAGCCTAAAGCTGAACCAGTACAGGCAAAGAGTGATACCAAACAAGAAGAAAAACCAGAAGCCAAAGCACAAGAAGACGATGACTTAGGTGCTGAGGAAAAAAACTTCAAAAAACGTTATGGTGATTTACGCAGACACTCACAAAAGAAAGAAGAAGAGTTCAACGCAAAGATAGAAGCACTAGAAGCAAAGCTAACTAAAGCTGCAAAGCAAGAGCTTGTATTACCTAAGTCAGATGAAGAGCTAGAAGCTTGGGCTAAAGAGTATCCTGATGTTGCAGGTATCATTGAGAGTATTGCTGATAAAAAAGCAAAAGCATCTGCTAATGCTCTAGAAGAGCGTATGGCTGAGTTTGAAGAACTTAAAGTAAATGCACAAAGAGAAAAAGCAGAGGCAGAACTTGTTAAGATGCATCCTGACTTCATAGAGATAAGGCAAGACGATTCATTTCATACATGGGCCGAAGATCAACCTAAGTGGGTACAGGATGCTCTTTATGAAAACGTAGATGATGCAAAATCTGTAGCACGTGTTATAGATTTATATAAAATAGACAAAGGTATTACAAACAAGAAGAAAGTTAAACCTTCGGAGAAGGCAGCAGCATCTTCTGTAAAAACAAAAAGTGTAGCCGCCCCTGAGCCAGATGAATCAGCTAATATGGTTCGTGAGTCAGAAGTAGCTGCAATGTCTATTAAAGAATACGAAAAGCGTCAAGAAGAAATATTAGACGCTCAACGTAACGGAAGATTTATTTACGATATGTCAAGATAATAGTTGACATTTTTAACATCGTAGATAAAACTATGGCATATACACAGCATTAGTGTGTATGCTTAATCAAGCACTAGCCACACAAAAGACTTACCCAAAATAATCGGCCCCTATATGGACTACCCGAAGACGTTGGCCTCTTCATGGTGGATATGTAGTGTTAATTCAACGCCATATCTATAAAGGAGATTTAATTATGGCTATAGGACTCGCTTCAGGCAAGAGTGGATTTGACGGCAATTTCAGCCCGATTATGTACTCCAAACAGGCGCAAATCGCACTGCGAAAAGCATCTGTTATCAGCGCAATCACAAACAACTCCTACTTCGGAGAGATTGCAAATCAAGGTGATGTTGTACGCATCCAAAAAGAGCCAGACGTAACAGTCAACGCTCTTGAGCGTAAAACAGCAATCAGCATAGAAGATCTAGACGATCAGGAATTCCAGTTGACCATCGACAAAGCTAACTACTTTGCTTTTAAAATGGATGACATCGAAGACCAGTTCTCACACGTTGACTTCGTAAGCCTAGCTGCAGACAGAGCAGCATACAAAATGGCTGACGCTATTGACGTAGATGTTCTTGCTTACATGACAGGTACTGCAGCTAGTGGTCAATACTCAACTGCTGTATCAGGTACTGCACAGCACCCAACATCAGGTGAGCTAAACGGTGAATTTTTGAAAGTGAACCAGTTGGACATGTCTGACATGACTAACATCACAACTTCAGCTTCATCTGGCACAACTGGTGACTCTATCCCCCTAGCACCTAGACTACCAGGCGCAACTTCAAAGGGAACTACAACTGCATCACCATTGCAGCTTATTGCAAGAATGGCACGTCAGTTGGACACAGGTAATGTTGACTCACGTGGACGTTACATGGTTGTTGACCCAATCTTCATGGAAATGCTAAAAGACGAGGACTCACGTCTTCTCAATGCAGACTTCGGTGGATCAGGTCTACAAAATGGATTGGTTGCAGGAAACATTCATGGTTTCAAAATGTACGTTTCAAACAACCTACCAACAGACGGTACTGGACCAGGAACTTCTGGCACAACTGCACAAGATGATAACTTTGGTGTTATCTTAGCAGGTCAGGAAGAAGCTGTGGCCTCTGCAGAGCAGATCAACAAAGTTGAGAACTACAGAGATCCAGACTCTTTCGCAGACATCGTACGTGGTATGCACCTTTACGGACGTAAAATCTTACGCCCACAAGCATTGGTAACAGCACGATACAACGCTGCTTAATCAAGATAAACTTAGAGGCTGGCTCACGCTGGCCTCTTCGTGCATTTAACATAAGGACATTCTCATGGGTACTATTACTACAGCAATGTGCAACAGCTTCAAGCAAGAGCTACTTGGGGGTGTTCACGACTTAGACACACATACGTTGAAACTAGCGTTAAT